GGTCAAATGTCAACAGCAAGCGAATTCACATCAATGCTGCCTTTTACTTTTTTCTTTTGTAGTGCTTTTCCAGCGTTGCTTGGATTTTTGATTGGGAAGGAAAGCCATGAGTAAAGAAGCAATGAAGCTGGCGCTTGAGGCGTTGGGTGAGATTCTCGAATCTTTTGAAAAAGACGGGAAAGTTTGCATGTCGTCATTGATTCGCAATGAATTGTTTGACCGACTTAAGGAAACTTTGGATAAATGTAAAGCTATCGTAGAGGCAGAGAAGCAAGAGCAGGGTGAGCCTGTGGCGTGGAATGACCGAAAAGACGAATGGACTGATGAAATAGCAGCGCATCACCCATTGAAGACTAAGGCATATACGCAATGGGACACAGCAATGGCAATGGTTGGCGCTCGTCATAGCAAAAGTGCATTGGTTGAATTGGTGTGCTGGCTTTTGCAAAAGTCCACACCACAACAACGCACATGGGTTGGACTGACGGATGAAGAAGTCAAAGATGTATGGGGTGCTTGTAGTTCCGCTGAATCATTGATTAAAGGAACAGAAGCCAAACTCAAGGAGAAGAACAATGCGTAAACGCTGCCGCCGCCGTGTATGGTCTACCGAAATAAACCCTATTGCTC